CCTACCCCAACACCAACAACACCAACTCCTACTCCAACAACTCCTACCCCAACACCAACAACACCAACTCCTACTCCAACAACTCCTACCCCAACACCAACAACACCAAGCCCAACCCCAACACCAACTACTCCAACGCCTACAACTACGGGAGTTTGGTATACATTCTGTGGCAATGTTTCAGCAGGATATGATCCAGGAACAGTTGTAGGTCCATACTTTGATGATACAAGAACTTGTAGTCAGGCACTTGCATTCCAGACATCTTTGGGTGAAGTTGGAAGCGGCTGGAACTGTGCTCCAGGAAATTCAGGTACGCCTTCCGTTCCAGCAGCAGATTGTGGGTCTACACCAACCCCAACACCGACTCCAACTTCACAAGGATACTTTGCATCATTCTGTAGTAACGGACAATTATATTGTGAAGGTGGAACACAGTATGGCTCTGTTGGAGCACTAGAGTCGTGGATATTTGCAAACTACGAAAGCCCAAACAACTTTAATTATCAACTTGGAGCGTGTCCAGATATACCAACAAATTGTGGAGGATCTACTCCTACACCTACTCCAACTCCAACTACTACATGTAGCGAAGCAAACTCTTACTTATATAACGAAGGACAATGTCTGGCATGCGGTTATGTATGGGCAGCACAGTTTGGTGAATGTTTAGGCCCAGTAACACCAACACCAACACCAACAACGCCTACCCCAACACCAACAACGCCTACCCCAACACCAACAACGCCTACCCCAACACCAACACCAACTTCTTCATGTAATCCAGACAATGCATGGGCCTATAGCCAGTCTCAATGCCAGGCTTGCGGATATTACTATTCAACATTGTATGGCGAATGTTCAACAACACCATGGACAACACCAACACCTACACCTACTCCAACACCTACTCCAACGTCAACGTGCCCACCTTCTGGAACATTTATTGCTTGGGATTCTCCATGTTCTAATGGAAGTAGAATTGGTGTTTATGCAAATGGAAGTTGTGGAGAATACTTCCAGAGTGTTCCTTGTACCCCAACACCGACACCAACTCCGACACCGACCCCAACTCCTACTCCAACTCCGACACCAACCTCTAGTTGCGTACCAGACAATGCATATTTGTATAGCCAGTCTCAATGCCAGGCTTGCGGATATTACTATTCAACATTGTATGGCGAATGTTCAACAACACCATGGACAACACCAACACCAACGCCAGCATCGCCTTCGTTCCCATTCTTCCCACCTTCATTCCCATTCTTCCCAACATTTACACCAACGCCATCTCCTACTCCAACGCCTACGCCAACGCCAACGCCTACACCTACGCCAACACCTACGCCAACGCCAACGCCTACGCCAACCCCAACGCCTACACCTAGCCCAACTCCGACACCATCTGCAGCATGTACCGTAGGAGAAGTCTGCAATACGGTTGAAGATACAGTATGGTGTCAGACCTTGATTTATAGATACAATTCAAGTTGCAACTGTGTATATTCATCAACATTCCCAGGTTGCTAATCTAAACAAAAAATGGTATACTTTATATAGAAAAGGAGTTTTATGATACCCAAGTTAAATGCTTATGGAATTTTTGTAAATAATCAATATGTTACATCGTTTTTATTTCCTTCAGAAATAGATGAGAGGTGTGTAAAAATAACGGCAGCGCTAAAAAGCGATCCTACAATAGTTTTAGACGAAATAACAGAAATACCTGGCACAAACACCTATTCAGTTTTTGTTGACGGTGAATATGTAGATAAGTTGTATCAAGAAATAGAGCCAGAGTATTTTTATCCAATTAACGAAGCACTTAAAAGTGATCCAAAAATTATTTGGATAGAGTCAGAACAAGACCCTAATGTAAATATGACTTGGCAGTATGTTGATAACTCTTTTGTTAGAAATGAGTAATTTGTGGAAAATGAGTTAAGTCCTTGGCAACAATATAAAAAAAATTTAGGAGAAACCAGACCTTGGGATTTAGTTAATCCAACAACTGAGTGGGCTTCTTCTGAAGTAGCAGTAAACAGATACTCTATTTGTCAGTCATGTCCAGAATTGATTAAATTAACAAAACAGTGCAAAAAGTGTGGTTGTTTTATGGCTGCTAAGACTAAATTGCAGGCAGCAACGTGTCCATTAGGAAAGTGGTAATATGATAAAAAATGAAATTGCTCCAGGAATTATGATTTATGATGATGTTATAAAAGACTCAGAAACGCTAGTTGATGATATAGAGGAAGGAATGAAGTCTGCAAACATTCAGTGGAGTTTGGCAGGTGTTTATTCTGGAAGAAAAGAAAATGGTGATGTGGAACAAACAGATCAAACCAAAAGAGATACAATGAAGATTGGCATTCGCTATTCTGATACCATAGTAAATGATCATACAAATCTAATAGATGCATTTCAAAATAGTTTGTCTAATGTTTTTTTAGAAAGTTTTGAGCCATTAGAAAATGATTATAAAAACAATTACGGAATATTTACAACATGGCATGATGTTTACGGTATTTTAAAATACGGAGTTGGTCAAAAATTTGTTAACCATATAGACGATCATCCAGAATATCATAGAAGAATATCTACCCTTTATTACATAAATGATAATTACTCTGGAGGAGAGTTGTTTTTCCCAAGATTTAATGTTACTCTAAAACCAAAGGCAAATCAAATGGTTATTTTTCCATCAACTTATGTATATAATCACTCCGTTCTTCCAGTACAAGAAGGAACAAGGTATTCTGTTGTGAGTTGGCTAAGATAATGAAGACTGCTTTAGTTTTTGGTGCAGGTGGGTTTATAGGATCCCACATGGTCAAAAGACTTAAGTCGGAAGGATACTGGGTTCGTGGGGTTGATATAAAAAATCCAGAGTTTTCTGAAACAAAAGCAGATGAATTTATAATTAGAGATCTTTCTGAATATTCTAATATGGAAAAAGTAATTCAATTTAAAGGATATCAGGGAAATTTTTATGTAGACTTGGCACCAAAGTTTATAGATACTTTTGATGAGATATATCAGTTTGCTGCAGATATGGGCGGAGCAGGATATATTTTTACAGGTGAAAATGATGCAAACATAATGGAAAATTCTGCATTAATTAATCTTAATTTATTAAGAGCACAACTAAGATTAAATCAAAAAAATAATGTAAACAAAACAAAAATTTTTTACAGCAGTTCTGCATGTATGTATCCCTCACATATTCAAGAGTCTACAGATAATCCTGGACTTAAAGAATCAGATGCATACCCAGCAAATCCTGACAGCGAGTACGGATGGGAAAAATTATTTAGCGAGAGACTGTTTTTAGCATTTAACAAAAACTATAATATTCCAGTTGCAGTTGCAAGATACCATAATATCTATGGCCCAGAAGGAACATGGAACGGCGGTAGAGAAAAGGCTCCTGCAGCAATTTGTAGAAAAGTTATTATTGGAACAGACTCTATAGAAATTTGGGGGGATGGAGAGCAAACTCGTTCATTTCTGTATATAGACGAATGCATAGAGGCAACAAGAAGACTAATGGAGTCTGATTTTACTGGTCCAGTCAATATTGGATCCGAAGAAATGGTAACTATAAATGAACTTGTCGATATTGCCTCATCCGTTGAAAGCAAGGTTTTAAATAAAAAGCATGTAGATGGTCCAACTGGTGTTCGTGGCAGAAACTCAAATAACGACCTAGTTAGAGAAAAACTTCAGTGGGATTATTCTATATCATTAAAAGAGGGAATTACGAAAACATATAATTGGATAAAGACTAAGATATAATTAGTTTATGAGTTTTATCCTACTATCCCATTGGCATGGCAGGTTCGGTAACAGAATGCACCAATATGCCTACGGAGCAACATATTCTAGAATAAATGGAACTGAGTTTTTGTTGCCGTCTGATTGGGAAGGGACTAGACTATTTAAGAATCAATACCACAGAGTATTAGAAAATGATAATGTTAGGTTTGAACTCAATCAAAGTTTTCCTGGTGCAAATAATCCAGACAGAATTAAAAATATACTAGATAGTTCTTTTAAACATATTAAATTAATTAATCCAGAACAAAGTCCAGAAAATTATTTAAAATATGATCATCCAGTATATTTTGATAGCGTGTGTGCTTATGGAAAAGATATTTATTATCCAATGTCAAAAGATCATTTACTTGATGTGTTTGAGTTTTCTGATGAAGTAAAAAATACTGAGTCTTATAAATATTGGTCAGCACTTCAGGGTACATATGACTTGGCTCATTTGAGAAGAGACGATATCTCCAATCCAGATTTTAATAAGAATAATGTTCAAGGTTATTCTGTAATTTCTATGGATTCATATTTAAATGCTTTTAAGCAAAGAGGATTTGATCCAGAAAAAATAATTTGGGTGTCTGATGATTATATAAATAAATGGCATAAGGATAGACCAAAATCAGAAAGGTTTGGCTGGTCTTATCCAGTAGGATCAATTTATAAAGAAGACAAAATATTTGATTGGCTTGAAGATTTTTTAAAGATTTATTTTGCTAGAACTGTTTTTCGTGCAAACAGTAGTTTTAGTTGGTGGGCCTGCTTTCTATCCCCAACGGCAAAAATATACAGTCCAGTAATGGATCGTCAATCTATCTATGGAATAAATGATAAGTTTGAAGAAGTTGATGTCCAGTTCTTTGATGGAAATACACCGCATTGGATGTATAGCCATCAAGAACTGAGACAAATTATTATAAATTAGTTGCGTGGAAATTTCTTCATCCACATTTTGGTCTTTGGAGTAATACCCTTCCATGAAGACCAATCTTCTCCACCGTTTGTCATGTAGTATGCAATCTCTGCATTCTTGACGGGATTGAATAGTTCAGCATTAGAGTCCAACTCAAATTTAGTTCTACGGTCTGGACCCAATTCATCAATCATATTAATTTGAAAGACCCCATAAGAAGAGTCTCCAGTCTTATGGTTGCCATTAAATGCAAGTGGGCGACCATTAGATTCTTTCTTGGCGATAGCCCAAGCCACAACCAAGTCCTGACCCCTAAAACCAACGAGGTGTAGGAGTTCTTTTAGTTCAACATCTGTTAGAGAAGTCTTATTTTCAAAACTCTCTAATTTTTTGGCCTTAGAAACCAAAAAAACCTCTTTCGAGGTGTTTTCTGCCTTCTGAGCCTGTTCAGTACTTAAATTGTTCTTAGTAATTATTTCTTCAGCATTAGCAGCATTCGATAAAGTCACTACTAAAGCCAATATACTGAGTGTGCTAATGATCTCTTTGTTTCTTTCGATAAATTTAATCATAGTTTCCTCCTTAGAAAACA